GCCCGAGTTCGCCGCCGCTGCCTTGTCACGTATCGACCCGCGCTCGGCTGCGTACGCCTCGGCGCTTTCGGCCACGTAGCCGCTGGCCTTCTCGATAGCAGCGCGCATCATCTCGCCGGCGGCAACGATACCATCGGCGATGCTCGCGATCTTCCTGCTGGCCAGCGTTGCATCGACCGGCTGGATGACCGGAACACCAGCCGGGCGCGCGGGAGGCGCAGCAACAACCTCGGGGAGGCGTACCGTCGGCGTTTCCACCTTCGGCTTGATTGTGGGCTGCTCGACCTTGGCGCGGATCGCGGGTTGCTTCACGGACGGCTTAACAACAGCCGGGCCAACTTTCGGCTGTACGTTCGGGGTTTCTACCTTGGGGCGAACCGTCGGCTGCTCGACAACGGGGCTTATTACTGGGCCATTGATGGCAACATCGCTCGATCCGCCGGGACGCTCGGCGGCCCGCTCCATAGCCGCGAGCATTTTGACAAATGGCCCGCCTTCAACTTCGGGCGCCTGTGGGTCTTTACTGCCCATATTGCCAAGTATGTCCTTAAAGCCGGTGCCGTCCTGGGATTCCCGCGCCTTTCCTTCCCGATCCTTCCGGTCTTGATACTCCTCGATCTTGCCGAGGTTTTCTTCATCGGTCCCGTGAAGGACCATCGACGCCACTAATTTCCAATCCCCCTGCTTGATCGCCGTGACGATGATCGCAAGTTCGCGCATCGCATCGGTCAGCCCGTTGATGAATTTCACCAGTTCCTGGTTCATGAAGCTGGACATGTCGGTATTCGCCAGCGCCTGCCATTCCGGGACCAGATTTTTGATGGCTTCACCTAGGCCCTGGAGACTCTCCCGCAGTCCATCAATCGCCTTCTGACCTTCTGGTAGTGTCCCGATGTAGGAATCTTCGCCCTTGAGCCCCCCGATAACGTCATCTGCCAGCAGAAGGGCCGCAAGCGCCGGTATCCGTTTCGCCAGCGCCCCTAAAGCAGCGCGTCCCAACTTTGAGCTATTGAGCACTGCAACGCCCAAAATGCCGGCTGATGCAGCCTTGTTGAGGCCGGTGACCTTGCTGATCAGGCTAACGATGCCGTCGGCAGCATAGTAGGCGCCCTTGCCGATATCCCATAGCCGCGTACCGATATGGGCTCCTACATCGATCGACTTCGACAGAAATGTCGATATCGCATCAGCGGCTTTATCGAGCACGCCGCTTTTGTCCCATTCGTCCAGCGTCTCCAGAACGCCGGAAAGACGGCGCTTCACATTGTCGTAATATCCCTTGTCGCTGATCTGCTTGAGGAAGCCGGTCCAGATATCGGAGATGTTGGACGTGATGCCTTCGAAGGATTTTGCGAATTCATCGGACGCGCCCTCCGCCCGTTTGCCCATCTCGTCGATGAGCATCTGAATTTCCTTACGACCTAGCTTCCCGGCTTTCGAAAGCTTTTGAACCTCGGCAACGCTCTTGCCCATGGCCTTGGACAGGATGTCCCAAACCGGCACGCCGCGCTGCATAAGCTGCATGGCGTCCTGACCCTGAAGCTTCTGCGCTGTCCATGCCTGCCCTACGGCGAGGATGATGCCTTGAAGCTGTTCCTGCCCTTTGCCCGACATCGCCATGGTATCGACCATGGCTTGAAGGCTGCCGTTGGTCGGGTCGAGGCCGAAAGTGCGCATCTGCGCATAGGCAGCAACGACACCGTCAAGTTCCAACGGAGTGCGCTTGGCGAAGTCGCTGATCCAGTCCAGAGCCTTGTTCGCTGCCTCCTGCGATCCTTCAAGAGCTTTGAGTTGGATGCCGTAAGCCTCGAATTTCTTACCGACGTCCAGAATATCGCCAGGAAGAGAACCGATGGCGCTACCAATCCGGCGCGCGAAGTCGGCAGCCATATTCCCAACGAACGTACCGAACGCCACCGACAGCGCGTTTATGCGGCTTGCGACCCTTTCAGCGTGCTCTTGAGCCTGATCCATGCCGCGATTGAAGCGGTCGAGGTTCTCCTGCCCCTTTACATCGTAGCCGAGGATGGCGATTAATTCGTCGATGATCATGTGGGGGCGGCCTTGGACCTGATCCTATTTTCGATACTCATCATCGCGGTCTTCACGGCCGCTATCGGCATGTCGAAGGGACGGAGCTTCTTGGGCTGGCTGATCTTGGGTGCCGTGTTCCCAATACTTGGGCTGATCGCTGTGGCGGCCATGCCGAACCTCAAGGGCCAGATACGCGCCGGCGATGCCAAGAAGTGCCCGTCATGCGCCGAGACGGTGCGGAGAGAAGCGGCAGTGTGCCGCCATTGCGGTCATACATTCGACCGGGCCGCAGAGCAGGAAACGGCGAGAATTGAGACCCGGAACCTCCGCTACGCGGCGCTGATCGGCATAGCGGTCATCGTCGTGTCCGCTTACTTCATGAGGTAATCACTTCTCCATCGCCCTTTCCGCCATGGCCGACCTCAAATCCAGCGCCTCGTTGGCATCGTAGACATCAACCAGCGTCACCCACGTCTTGAGATCGCCAAGCCCGTATATCGGCGGATCAGCCAGGATCGGCCGCCACAGCATCAGATTGAGATTGGGCGCGATCCGCTCAACCTCGGATTCGCTTAGGCCCTTGCCCTCGTCGCGGGGCTGCCACTCCCCCGCGCGCCGGAAAAAACCTCGGCGAACTGCTCCTGCAACACGAAGGTCGCCACCGGGATGATGTCGCCGAGAGACCCGGTGAAGTCGCCGTCCATGTCCACCTGATCGTAGGCGCCGCTGGGGCGCTTGATCATGGCGACCTGCACGATGTCCTTTACGAGATCGGCAGCGTCATCCGGCTCCATCTTTCCGATGATGTCGGCCATGGCGGAAACCGCCGCTCCGTTCGCCTTTTCCTTTGCCGCAGCATCCTTGCCGATACCGGCGAAGATTTCAGGCAGGCGCGATATCGCCGGCCCGATGGCTTTGACCAGACGCATCTGCAGCCGGATCGCTTCCGTCGCCAGGAGCGGCTCGACCTTGAAGGTGCGAGAACCGATTTTCTTCTCTGCCATGATCGACCTCAACCGTTCGGCGTGGCCGGCTCGTATTCGCCAGCCCAGATGACCCAGGCGCGAACGACGGCATTCTTGCCCTTGCTGTCAGTCGGAGCCTGCAGGATGTAGCACTGATCGGCCGTTCCACCTTCGCCGCTGTCCTTGTCGATGAAATCGAAGGGGAAGGAGAGCATGCGACCGGCGCGCTGCTGCTTCCATTTCTCAGTCAACTGACGATGCGTTGGGCTGGTGTGCTTGATGCGGATCGTGATCTTCGCCGACTTGTCAGCCGACTGCGAGAAGATCGCCGATCCGTCGACGCCGACGAGGCCGGCTCCAACATCGGCGCCCTGCTCGACGGTGATGGCATCGTCACCGTCCCACATGTCGCGGATAGCAAGGCCGTCGAGCGTGGCGGCCACGTTGAGGTAAGTGTAAGCACTTAATTTTGCCATCGGGCTTTCCTTTCCAAGCAAATAGCTACCGACCCTCGAAAAGGGCCGATTTCATTGTGATTTCAGCTACATTTTGATAGAAAGGACGGGTCGAAGCGGCGCTTGCAACACCGCCCGACCCTAACCACAACGAGCGTAGGAGCGCCCGAAATGGCTGATGCCTTTCCTATTCCAACTCATCCACAGTTCCAAGACCTGACCGGCCAACGCTTCACCCGCTGGCGCGTTGTCAGCTACGCCGGTCCACGCGGGCCGCACCACTATTGGAACTGCATCTGCGATTGCGGGGCCGAGAAAGCCGTCGCGAAGAACAGCTTGACCGCAGGCAAGAGCCTGTCCTGCGGTTGTTATCTAGCCGAGCGCGCATCGGAGACGCACGGCATAGACCTGATGGGCCAAAAATTCGGACGCCTTAAAGTTCTTCGCCGCGATGGTTCGCTGAATAAGCGAGCTATGTGGCTATGCTCCTGCGAATGCGGCTCCGAGACGCGAGTGGATGCGGCTAACCTTCGCTATGGGAAAACCCGTTCATGCGGGTGTCTTCGGGCGGAGATTATCAGCGATATCAAGTCGACGCATCGGAAGAGCCGCACGCCTGAATGGACCGCTTGGTGCAGTATGAGGCAGCGCTGCTACAACGAGAATTGCCCAGAATACCGCTATTACGGCGGGCGAGGCATTTACGTCTGCGACGAATGGCGGGAGAGCTTTGAAGCCTTCTATCAAGACATGGGGCCGAAGCCTTCTCGCTCGCACTCCATCGACCGCTACCCTGACAATGACGGCCCGTATGCTCCTTGGAATTGTCGTTGGGCGACGAAAAGCCAGCAGGCTTACAATCGCCGCCCTAAGACCCGTTAAAATTGCATGACATAATTGATCGTGGCGTAGTGGACTGCGCCGCTGTATCTGAATGTCACGGCGATTGCCGGTGCGACCCGCGCCTTGCGCTGGCTTTCCGGCACGTCGAACACAGATGGCACCGTGATGATGACGGCGGGCTGGTACGTTCCCGTAACCGGATCGAGGTCCTGGGCCACGATACCGGCACGGACAGCCTGTCGCATGACGGTGCGGGCCGCCGAAGCGATCTGCTCCATGCCGGCATCCGTGAACGGGATGCGGTCATTATTGAGCAGAATGCCGAGCGCTTCTTCCTCGGTCCTGGCGATGATCCAGTCCGTCGAGTGGATTTCATCGATGAAGACGTTGGCCGTCAGCGTCGAGCCCTCAACCACGAAATCACGGCCCCCGATATCGATGTAGGTGTTGGCCATGTGGCCGGCCGTCTCGGACTGCCCGAGCTGCGGCGTGAAGCCGGTGATGGCCTGCACCGCAGCGGAGCCCTTGTTGATCGGGGTGACGCCACGCAGACGCTTGAACTTCGCCGTGTAAGCCGAGTTGGCATCATCGAAGTTGCGGGTGCCGAGCGAGGCCGCCAGTGCGAACGCGCAGTATTCATCGCTGTCGGTGTGGTAGAACACGGCGGTGCGCTCGACCGTGCCCTTGTGGCGAGCGCTGATGCAGGTCGTGTTGTTCTGCGCCTCATGGCCAGCGTCGTTGCTGTCGAGGATGGCCATCTTGTTCTTGGCCTCAACCCATTCGATCAGGCCATCGAGAGCAGCATCGTCGCGGAGACCGCTTTCGACACAGAGCCAATACCAGTCGCCATCGGCGTCGTAGATGGCGTCCAGCGCCGTCTTCATGGCGTCATCGTCGAAGGCTGTGTCGACCGGGATATAGCCGGCTTTTACCTGGATCGGGCGCGGGTTCTGCGAGAACGCCGCTTCGGCGGCCTTGTAGAAATCGTCTGACGAGGTCCAATCGACGGCTACCTCTTCTATCGAGCCGTAGGTGCGCGTGAGGTGAGTTGCGTCGAGTTTGCCGGTCTTTTCGGTCGAGGTGAGATAGAGAGCAACGCCGAAACCCCGGCGGCTCGGAAATGCGTCGTTGCGCGACAGGGTCACGTTCACGACACGGCTATACGGCAGCTTTGCCATATTGCAGTCCTTTCAGATTGAGCCGGGGACCGGCGGTTTCAGGTGATGTTCGGACTAATGCGTCCGGTCGAAGTCGAACGGCGCATGCTCGATCACGTCGATCAAGAAGCCGTCTCTAGCGAGGCCGCGCAGATGAATATCCATTTGAGCGCGCGGCTCCCACTTCTCATTGACCAGTTCCGGCACATTTCGGACCTGGCTGCATTCGTCAATGACCAGCGCCGGAAACAGCGCCTCGTTCTTCTGGGCAAGCTGCGCGGCGGATCGGATCGGCCGTAGAATGCTGGTCGGGTTTGGCCCGAAGGCATGGACCGAAAACCGCCACTCCGTCTCAACTGGTGGCGTGGCGGTCACGCCGGCAGTGTCTTCCTCGTATTCCACTGCCTGCGACCATTCCCTGATCGCCGCCGTACCGGTCAGGTTGACCATGATGTATGGCAAAGCTGGCCGTGGCCCTTCCTGATAGGCCTTGATCGTGGTCAGGCCCGTCAGGTCATGCAGCCAGCGCACCAGCGCCGAATGAACATCGTCATCGGTCATGCCAGAAGCCCCATGGCGGCGCGCCAGAACGCACCCTCGGCGCGCGGCCACACAAACATGACGCGGAAGGACTGGCCACCATGGACGATGGTGTCATCCTTCAGGATTTCAGCACGGGACCAGACGAGCCAGCGGGCTTCTTCCCGCAGACCTTCAGGCAGGTCCATGAGTTGCCGGCCGGAGGCGGGCTGGACGGCTGCGCGGATCGTCGACGTCGAAGGCGCGCCCGGTACGAAATCGCCGTCGGCGTTGTAACTCCCCGCCGCCTTGCGCGTCAGGCTGACGTTGACAGCCTCCCCGTCGATCGCAATGGCGACGTCGATCATTCGTCTATCTGCCAGGTTACGGCGCCGCGCATCTCGCCGGTGTCGATCAGCGGATTGCTCGACCCCTTCAAGGCGATAGTGACCGGGCTGTTCGGCGGCGACGACAGCGACGTGATCTCGCCCTGGATATCGCCCTGCGCCATGATGCCGAGTTTCGACAGCGTGCTGGCCATCGTCGCATCGCCGGTCAGTATCTTGCGGGCGGCCGTCGCCATGCCGTCCTTGTACTTGCCCTTGTTGTCGCGCATCGCGTTGCGCATGAACGGGCGCTCGGGCACCGGTCCACCCCATCCGCCGCCGGAAGCGCCGCCCTTGGTGCCGAATTCATTCCAAACGGCTTTTTCGATATTCGAGGCCGACGCCTTGGACTTCGGAAACCCGATTTTGACCTTGGATGGGCCGGCAATCTTCGTCGGCAGCACCTTATGGCGCTTGCGCATAATCTTCGCGAACATCACACAATCGCGACGGCCGGGAAGTTGCGGCGCATCAATTCCAGATAGCGCAGGCCATAGGCCGTCGAGGCATATTCCGATGCGCTGGAACCATCGCCAGACGATGAAGAGACACCTGCGAACTCTGCTTCGACGTCGCCGACCTTTCGCCTTTTCAGCGGTCCTGTGACAGCATCGCCGCCGACAACGCCAGCAGCGGCGGCATCACGGCCTTCGGACGCCAGCATATGAGCCGCGAGATAGAGCGTGGCCGGCTTGCGGTCACGCTCCAGCCATGTCTCACCGACCTGCGCCGAGGCTTCGGCAAGGATCAGGTTCACCAGCGTGTCAGACACAGCGGTGAACTCTGGAAATCGCTGCTTAAGGTCGGATGCGGTCGGCGGGACATAGGCCATGGTCACTCCGCAAGCTTCGCGTCGATCTTCTGACGCAGTTCTTCGGCGCTCCATCCGTGATAGGCGCGCTTCCCGAACAGTTCCGCGTACTGCACTCGAAGATCGACGGCATGATCGACCACAGGGGCGGCAACCGGCGCGGACACAGCCACAGGGACGGCCACAGGCGCGCGTTCCACCTTCGCAGGGTGTTCGGTGCCGTCCTCGACGGAAAGCACGCCAGCGGCCAGCCACGCGGCGACAACGGCATGATTGCGCAGAATGCGCCAGTTATCGACACGGACGGACGCGCCGGGCTGGATCACCAGCCCGCGCGGAAGACCGAGCGGGCTGGTGTGGTTGTTCGTGACGACAGTCATAGGATTGGCCTTTTTGAATAAGCGAACTCGCCAAATATTTTGCGCTCCGCATTCCTACGTGCAGCGATTGCCGCTTCTTTCGTTTCAAAGGAACCTAGATACCTCAGCTTATTGCCGACGCTCATCTGCGCCTGCCACTTCTTCCGGCTCTTGCGGTAAGTGACGCCAGTCGCCCCGCTGGTGTTTAGGCGCGACGGCATCATGTTCCTTTTGTTCTGGACAGGAGACGCGATGCGAAGGTTTTGCCAAGAATTGTTGCTTGGATTTCCGTCCCTGTGGTCGATTTCTCGATCATCAGGGACTTGCTCTCCAGTCTGGATCGCCCACGCTAAGCGATGAGCGTAGTACCTGATACCGCCGATACGCACCGAGACATAGCCTCGGTCTGCTCTGACCGAGCCAGCAACCATGCCAGCCGCCACACGGCCACGACTTTCACGCCAATGCAAAAGCCCAGTCTCAGGGTCATACCGGAGTAGCTTTTGAACTGTTTTGACTGGAATATTTCTGATAGATGGTTTCGCAGCCATTTCGACCTCTCATGCAGGTTGGCTTGGTTAGAAAGGCCGGGGTGTTAGCGCACCTTCGGCCTTTCGATTTTTAGCATAAATCTTCGATTTCTCAAAGACTTATGCGCCATCTCCGTACCTGACCTCTTTGGGCCTTCTTATATCAAGGCCGCCGAGACGGAAGACGCCAGGCACAACCCAGTGCAGCGGGCCATCTTGATAGACGGGGAGAAACCTATGGGGCATGGGTATGTGCGCGCGCAACACCTGCGGATCCTTGCGATAGGCGATGATGCGCTGCGTGTTGCCGGCGCCGGCCGTTTCCAGTCCGCGAAGGGCGCGGATTTCGAGCGGCTGGCCGGTCATGGCGGTGTAGGTGTTGTTCTTGCGAAGAAACTCCAGCACCGTCATCGTGGTGTCGCCGAGGCGACGAGTCGCGAGGCTGTTCAGCTTCGCGGGCGACATCAGCACCGTGTTTGCCACGGACGTATAGAGCGTGTCCGTCGCGATGCCGAGAATGAGATCATTCATGTCCTGAAGGATCTGATCCTCGGTCGTTCCGGTACCGTCCCAGTCGCCGTTGGTCAGGCCCGCCGCCGTGATGCCGGGATAGTCGATCAGGCCTTTGAAGTTCTTCGTGGCATCGCCGCGCAGCATGACGCGATCGACCATCTCTTCGTAGGCACGGCGGGCAGCCATAGCATCGTCGTTGGGCAGGTTGCGGCCCAACATCATGGCGACATTGACCTCTTCCCAGCCCCAGCCGTAGCCGATCGCAGCGGTGTAAACGCTGGTCTTGAACTCGGCGAGCTCGGTGCCGGCCAGCGGGATGTCATCGGCATTGCCGTTGATCCAGCCCGCAGCGCCGAACTTGTCGGAGCTGTAGTAGGTGACGGTCTGCGCGAAGGGATGCGCCGACGTGTCGACCGGGATGAGGCCCGGATACTGGATGTCCGGGTAGACCGTCTCGTTGACGGCCGTCTCGACGTGCGAGGTCTGCGAAAGGACGAACCCCATCGCAGCCTGGGCGTCGAAGGTGACGTGCTTGTTCATGGATCAGGCCTCCTTAGCCCAGACGAACCTTCGCCAGGCCAGCCCCGGAAGTGGAGCTTTCCCAACGAGCGTTCGGGATTGCGACGATGCCGGCGCCAACCCCGGCAGTGCCGAGAACGCCAGACGACAGGGTAACGGTGACGTCTTCGCCGGCCTTCACGGCTCCGGTGACTTCGACCCAGATGATACCCTTGCGCATGATGCGCGCGGATTCGTACTGGGCGAATTTGCTCGGCGTTTCCGGCCGAACAGAGCGCTCGCGGACGGTGATGCCAAGGAACGTGTAGGCATCCATGTCCGAGGTATCGAGGTCGGCGGTGCACTGGCCGTCCTTGGTGCCGTCGGTGGCGGCCTCCTGGACAACCTTGCCGAAGCCGATGCCGGCGGAATCCGCGACAGTACGGGAGATGAGGACGACCGGCTCCTCGTTGGCGATCATGCCGGCACGCGCGGTACCGATGTTCTCGCTATAGGTCGACTGGACCGTTCCCATGGATTAGGCCTCCTTCTTCGGCTTCCAGGCATCGGCGAGGCGCTTTTCGTAGGCGTCCTGTCCGTTGTCGTTGGTGAGGGGAGTGCGGTCCTGCGACTGCAGGGCGCGGCGGATCGGATCGGCACTCTTGGCCGCGTCTTCGGCCAGGATGTCGAAACGAGCGTCGATATAGGCTTCCGCCTTGTCCTTGACTGCGGCATCGCCCAGCTTGGCGGTGACGACCGCCTTGCGGATATCAGCATCGGACAGGCCGTCCGTCTTGACGTCGGCGGCGATTGCCTTGGCGGTGGCGATCAGATCGCCGCGAGCCTGCACGAGCTTGTCGAGTGCGGCGGCGTCGAGCACCTTGGCGTTGGCCGCATCGCGTTCGGCGTGGGCCTTGGCGAGTTCGGCATCCTTGGCCTTGATGGCTTCGGCGTGATCGGCCGTCAGCTTGGCGAGATTGGCAGCGGACGATTCGAGGTCCTTTTGCAGCTTGGTGATGGCCTGGGCGCCCTGATCGGTGGTCTGCACCGACAGTCCGTCCACGACCACGGTACGAAGTGCATCACTCATGGTGATGGTCTCCTTATCCTTGGTGGGAGTGATCGGGGACGCGCCCCATTTGCCAGCATCGTCGCCGATGCGGACCTCGGAACCGGCGCGACCGCGCTGCACGATGGCAACATGGTTCGCCCGGATGTTCTTCTGGATGGCGTCGTAGAACTCGCCATCGGATGTCTGGCCTGCGGTCCAGTCGAGGTCGCAAGTATACCCTGCCGAGAGCTCTCGCTTGCCGTCCTCGATCAGCTTGATCGTGGCGCCGTCGCTGACCATGAGCGGGACGCGGATCATGGACCCGTCGCGGGCCACCTCGTCGGACGTGTTGCCGACCGCGTGCTCTTTCCAGTTGTCGGCGGTGACCGGCTCGGCCGGATGATCGTTGGTCACCGGACGGTGCGCGAAGCTCGCCAGCGTGTCACGGCTGAACACCTCAGCATCGGGTCGGTAGACCTTCACCAGCGGCATATCGGGCTTGCCAACTTCCCAGCCCGCATAGGTCTGGACACCGGTGCGCGCGACACGCGCATCGGCAACAAGGTAGCCGTCATCGCGCCGGCGGGTGCCAGCGATGCTCACTGCATCGGTGAATTTCATGGATCAGGCTCCTACGGCCTCGCCAGCAGCATCACGTCACGACCGGTATTCTCGATCACGTCAACGAGCGGGAAATGCGCTTCCACCTGCCGGCGCCACCACTCGCCGCCCTGCACGGTCATGTGCAGCGGCTGGTTGAGCAGCTTCGGCCCCATCTTGTCGGGCCGGGTTGCTATGCGGAAATAGGCGGCTTGCTTCGTCAACGAGGCGATGTTCGCCAGCACAGCCGAAACCTTTTCCGAAGGCACATGCTCCATAACGTCGGTGCAGAAGCCGAAATCCGCCTTCGGTAGATCGTTCGGCAGGTCCCACAGGCACGCCTCGACGAACGGTACATCGCCATGCTCCCGCGCGTTCGGCGCGAAATCGATGGCGAGCACGTCCAGCCCCTTGTCCTGAAACCACTTCGCGGCACGGCAGGGACCGGCGCCGAAGTCGATCAGGGATTGGCTCGACCGCATTTCGCAGACTGCAAAGGCCCTCTCACATTCCAGCATGCCGGGGCTGACCTTCCGGTACTCCGGCCGTTCCCAGACGGCGAGATACTTCTCCCGCTCGGCAAGCGCGATGTCATCCATGGCAAGCAATTCCTCGATGTCGGCGAACGGAAAGCACCGCAGCGCCGATCTCTCGTTGGTGTTGAGTACCAGCACGCCAGCCCGCTCCAGGTCGGGAGCAAACGCCTCTAGCGCCGGTATGAACTTGTTTCGCCGCTGCCCTTCGACGGGCGGCAACTGATGCCGGTCATGCCAGTTCCCTTCGCGCCACCGATCAAGCGGAAGGTCGTGCATGTCGAAGCCCAGCAGGACAATGACCTTGGCGCCCAGCAGATAGGCGAGGTTGATCGCGCTCGATCCACCGCACCATCCACCGAGGGCATCAGGCCAATGCGACAGCCGACGCGGGCGGAACGTCATGAACTTCACGTCACAGCCAAGCGGCAGATGCGGCCGCTTCCGGCTGACCTTCCACTGGCCTGTGTGCAGGTGCAGACGGTCATGATTCCAATCGAGCCACCGGCTATCAGCCCAGAACAGGACGTCGCACCACGGCGCCAGATCAAGGCCGGCATTGTTGACGCCAATCACCTTGCCACGGCCGCGCAGCCGCTCGACGTTGAAACCTTTTAGCGATGGCCCGCCGCCAAGGACGAAGACCGCCTGTCCCTTCCACGCATCTACCGGAACCGTCCACGGTGTCATTTGCGCCGATCCTTCCGCACCAGCGCCCGGCCCGCATCCTCCGCTGCGGTCCTGACCACGAACTTTGCCGCCTTTGCCGCCTCGGATGCTGATCGTGACTGTACGGCGCGTTTCAATGCCTCCCGGCGATCTTGACAGCGGCAAGCCATGCGAGTTCACCTATTCGAATGACCGACGAGCAATTCAAGCAGCTGCGCAGCCTGATCATGATGATCAGCGACCGCGTGGATCAGATCGAAATGCACCTGCGCCGGCAGGACGAGATCGCCAGCCACCGACAGAACCTGATTTATGAATGGTGCGCCCCTGCCGACTACAAACAGGTGGCCGAAAGCGATATGTCGCTACCGAATGAACCTCTCGAAGAGTTCCTTGCCAGATCCAAGCGCTAGAACTCCACTATGCCCTGAGCAATGCAACGGCAATTGATCGGCTTACCCGGTGGTAGACCATCCTCTGCGCCCGTCGGTTTTCCGTATTCGTAGACCTTTCCATCGAGTTCGCGATGGAGGGGCCTGACCCGTTCGTCTGCACTGGTGCGCCATGTATATGTCGTTACACCAGCCTGAACATGCCGAAGCCTGTTCATGTCCGAGTTGAACGACGCGATTTCGTTCCTCGCAATGAGCCTTGCCCGCCGATCCGATATCCCGAACTGCCGGGTTAATTCCTTCCGTAGGTCTTTGGCGGGCGTGCCGTTCATCACCGCGTTCATGACCGTGAGCGAAACCCGCTTAACTGTATCGTCGGCCAGGCCCTTGATCAGTTGAGCATTCTTGAGGGCGGCATCCCTCAACAGGTCACCAAGGTCCTCCCGAAGCACCACAGCCGCCAGATCTATGCCCAGCGCCTGCTTGGCCGTCTCCATGAACCGCTTCGTATGACGCTCGGCTTCAAGGCCGAGGATGCGACCCACCATCCCCTCGGCTGAGATTGCAAGATCGATCGACAATTCCAACAGCTTCTGGAACCAGGTCCGGTCGGCATCCTGTGTTACTGCCCTGTTGGCCTGTATTTCGGCCACAGCAAGCGGAACGATGTTTTCCCGCGTCTCCCTTGCCATTTCACGCAGGATCGACCGCAGGGCCTTTAGGTAAGCCGCCTCGGCCCCAATGCTGCCATGGATGGCCGGGAGAGGCTGTGTGGTGCCCTTCCGTCGATCGGCGAGGCGGGCGAGATCGTACCGGATCATTCTTCGGTGACCGTTGCCCGCCAGTTCTCATTGACCTCCTCGAATATCTCTGGCCCGAGCTCGATCTTGCCCTTGTACGGCTCGATGGCGCGAAGATCGATGTTGGCGGCATCCCAGGAGATGGTGATGTGGGGCTGATAGTCCGGATAGTCCGTCTCGGCGCCCAGCCGTTTGATGTCCTCATGCCGCCAAGTCAGGCGCGATGACGCGAACTGCAGCACAACGGCTTCGCCGAACCGCTCCATGAGGCGAGGGCCGCCGGGCGCGATCTCAATCTTGCCGTCGTTGCCCGCCCACTCGTCGCCGGACCCGACCTTGATCCAGTCCATCGGCGTCCAGGTATGGATGATGGTAACGTGCAGACCATCCTGCACCGTCTCGAAACCCTGCGACCGTGCCCATTTGCGGATATCGTCGACATTGAGCACGTCACGGCGGATGTAGAGCGTGCGGGGTGCTGCATCGGTGACCGGCTGCTTGCCCTTGGCCGCCGCCGCCAGCCTCAACCGCTCCTGTTCGGCCTCTTGCTCCGCTTCCATCTCATAGTCCGGCAGGCCGCCTGCGTCCTCAATCTCCTGCTCGAAGCCGGGCAGGATCGAGTTCTCGACCAGCATATTGGCGCCCGAATTCGCCAGCGCCTCGGGCGGGTACAGGCCGGTATCGTTCAACGTCTTGATCGTCTCGGCGTTGATCTTGCCGATGTCGGCCCGCTCCTTGTCGCTGATCTGCCACAGGCTGGACCAGATATAGTGGACCTCGGCCGGCCGGGAGCCGAGCGCGGAACGGATGATCGCCTCATCCATGCGATACATGGCGGGTTGCATCTCGATCTCCTGCATGGCCGAGATGCGATCGTAATAATTCCGCAGGTCCGCTTCCCCGGTGCTGTTCATCCCGCCTGGCGAGGTGCCGAGCAGGCGCGTGAGCGGGATATCGGCGGCGCCGGCCACGATCTGCAAGAACCGGTCGATGACGTCGGGCAGGTTGGAGAAGCTGGTGGTTTTGCTCTCGTATTCCTCTTCCTTGTCGAGCATCAGCGTGCCGTTCACGCCCTTGCCCATGTTGGCGAGCGTGTAGCGGTTCAGCCAGCGCTGCTCATATTCCGGGTCCGACAGGCTGGCCATGAAGTTGGGAATGCGGATGATGTCGACCTTCGCCTCGAATACGAGGCTGGCGACGTTACCCGCCGTGCTGTCGGCGTTCTTCACCGCATCGAGCACCGCGGTCAGCACGCTGTCGCTCCACCCCTTATTGGGATTCAGGTCTTCATCGGGCACTGCAGCGCCCTGGAAGATGACCAGACGCGATGGGTGTAGCGTGACCGGTTGGCCTTCTTTCGCATTCAGCGTGTACGCAACTGGCTTGCCATAGAACTCCGATGCCGGATCGCGGTCGATATCGGTTGCCGTCAGGTCGCGCCGCGTCACCACGGTCAGATACTTGATGCCACCGGCCTTGACCTTCTCCGGGTCGAGCGGCTGGCTCGGATCGATGTCGCCGGTACCGATCAGGATGGCGGCACCGCCCCACAGCCGGGCCTTTGTGCGAGCCTCCAGCACCTTGCCGCGGACGTTGAGCCGCTTTTCCTCCGCCTCGATCTTCTCGATCTGGGCTGCATCCGCCTGCCAATCCCGCCACTTCCGGCAGCTGTCGAGCGCCGGGATATCGATGATCTTCCGAGGCAGCCAGGACCCGCGATAGGCATGGAAAATCTGCTCGTCGGAGAGAATTACCGGCCCGTAGACCGAGTGCGCGGCCTTGTCCCGATCGGTGCCCATGCGGGAGATCAGGTTGGTCAACCCGTCGCCGAAACGGCGAGCGATATCGATCACCGCACCCATGTCGGCTCCTACAGGTTGTCCAGCGTGAACGTGGTGCCGCCGCACATCTCGGCGACAGCATCAATGAAGGGGTCGACCTGGTCATCGAACCCACCATCCGGGAACGCCGCCAGCTCGCTTACGAAATCTTTCAGCCATGGCGCCGACTTCGGCAGGCACACAAGGCCGGCCGCAGCCGCTGGCACGACGTCGAGGGCACGGGTGTACTTATCCTTGTCGCGCTGCAGCGCCACCACCGGTATGGAGGCGCGGCCAAGCGAC